TATTCTCAAGACTTTTGCTGTTGTAGCTAAAGTTGCTATATCCAGCTCGTCTGTTGAATAACCGAAAGTAGTGTTGGCAGTACCAATTGTAACATTAGCTAATTCGCCTACGTTTGCGTTTGCGAAAGTACCGTTACATTGAACTTTATATGTTATATTTGGATCGTCATATACTAAAGCTTTTACTGCAGTATCCGCTTTTACAGTCGTACTTGCATTCCAAACTTTAGAGAACTTGACATCTCCAGTTGCGTTATCAATGTATTCAACTCCATAGAATACACCTAAAGCTGTTCCGCCAGCAGTACCTCTAATTACTGTACCATCTGTAGTCATAGTTACTAAGTCTCCAGATGCAATAGTTGTACCGTAGCTATTAGCGATAGGATATTCTTGAGGTCTGATAACACCACCTGTTAGGTGTCTTAATGGTATAAAACCATTAGGTGTGTCAGCATTTGCCATTTTTATAGTCTCCTATTTATAGTTACTCTTTAAAGCCTCCTCTAGTAACTTCAGTTTTGAAAGACTTGGTAATAGGATTACCTGGCTGTTCTATTCTATGCATGTCCTGTTCGACCGATCTCATTAAATTCTCAGTCATTCTTGCGTAATATTCATTACGTTCATTAACCATTTCTTCAGGCATTTCACAGAGTAGCATACCTTCTATTCCTATATGACCAGCAAACTTGCCATGTTCTATCGTTGGATAATGACCGACATCTTTGACCGTTTTAGGGTCTCTAGGCTGCCAACCTTCTCTCAATCGTTTAGCTACGTTTGTTGGTGTTTCCTGTCCTAGTACCATAGTTGCAATCCATCTCTGTTTGTAACCAGGTCTTGGCTCAGGAGCCTCCAATAAATTACTAGGGCGCCATTTTGAAACTCTAGTTGATTCTTCAACTCTAGTTTCATGTTTTATTTTATTATCACTCATAAGTCGTGCTCCTTTCGTCACGTATTGCTGCTAAAGGATTTTACTTCTTTAGCAAATCGCTTTAGTGCCGCTTCATCGTTAATATCAATACCAAAAGTTTTAGCAGTATTAATATCATCAGAAGTTAGCTTAACTCTATTACTGTCATTTCCTTTTTTACGAGAAACTCCAGAAACAGGAGATTGCACTCTGTTGTTTTTTTGTACTACATTTTTTTCAGTTTGAACAGTATTGTCTTCAGATTTATTGAAAAAAGACATACCAGATGCTTTTAATCTTTTGTCCATTTCAATATAATAATCTGGATCATTAACGTCCCAACCTTCATCAGTTAATTCAGCGTCAATACCATAAGCCATAGCTGTTTCTTTTCTATGACCTGGTTTGTTAAACCAATTACTATTTTCTTTTACCCAATCTGCAGCTAAAGGCGGAGTTTTTGGTTTTTTCTCCTCTACTTTAGGTGTTTCTTGAGCATATTCTTCAGTTTTTTGCATTTGACCACGAATATCAGCCATTTTTTCATAAAGTTTTACTTGTTCTTCAGTATTACCTTGTTCAATAGCTTCTTTTAACTGTTGAGAAACTGACGTATAATTGTTTTTTAAGCTTTTATTAGCAATATCAAAAGTTTTTTTCTCCAAATCAGCTAATCTTTGCTCTAATTCAACAGCTTTTTGTTCAGCTTCTGCTCTTTTTGCCACTTCTTTAGCAATTCTTTTACGAACTTTTTCAGAATATGGCATATCATCTGAATATGAAGGTACTTTTTTCTTTTCTTCAAGTTTAATTTCTCTTTCATTTTCAAATGTTTTATCATTATCTTTCTCTTTTTCTTCAGTTTCAGCTTTTTCTACTAATGCATCAATAGGATTCTGTGGAATCTCTATTTCTTTTTCTTCTACATTATCGTCAAGCTTAACTTCTAACTCTTTCTCATTATTGTTTTCTTCGATCATAGTTTTCTCCTATGTTGTCGTTAGCAAAACTAACGTATATTATAATTGTTGAGTTATTACTTCTGGGTTTTCCAGTGTAGCAAGTACCTCATCATCATTAATTAACACCATTTTGACTTTTTGTACAGAGATTTTGGCTCCTGCATATCTACCAAATACTACCCAATCTCCAACTTTACACCATGGTGTTTTTCTATCACTATAACACTCTGGTCCTATAGCAATAACTTTTCCAACAGAATTTAAATAACTTTGTTGTTCTTTATTTGTATCAGTTAAATAAATTCCGCCTTTTGTTTTTTCAATAACACCTTTAGGTCTTATCAAAATTCTATAACCAACAGGTTGTGGTACTTTTTCTGGTGTAGGTACACTATCATCTGTTGCCCATACGTCTTTACTTATCATCGTCTAAGTCTCCTTCCTTATACTTTTGCATAGTTTCATTAATTATATCTATTGCTTTATTCAAACCTTGTGACATACCTTGTATACGTTTGAACTCTTCAATTTTATCTACTCCTTTAATGAGCAAATTTTTACCTAATTCTGTATCGTATTGATTAATTTTCTTCTTTATTGCTATTAGTATTTTTTCCATACAATCTTTCTTTTATTTCAAAAAGAGTTTCTTGAAAATTTTTATTCAACTCTTTAGAAGCTTGAGCAAATAATCTTGGTTTAATTATTGAAATTGATAAATTTTTATTTTCTAAAAATTTTTTAGCTTGTCTTATAACTTCACCTTTAACAGCCATTATCTATCACGTTTTGCAACTCTTGATGCTGTTTCTACAATTTTAGCTTTTACTTCAGCATCTTTTCTTGCATTTTGCCTTTCTGTATTTTTAACACCTTCTTGGAATCTAGCTTGTCTTATTTTCAATTCTTCAGCTTTAAGTTGAAGACTAGCTTGTTTCTCTTGCATTTCCATCTGTTGTTTTTGTTGTTCAGGTGATGGTGGCATACTACCCATTAAGTTTTGAGCAGCTTCAGCTGCTGCAGTAGCAATTCTGTTTTCTTGTTCTATTGGTAATTCATTTGGTTCTTCTTCTCTAACTTCTTTATTAAACTCTCCCGAAGATGTAGGTATACCTTCTGGTACTTGAGCTTGCATTTGTTGTTGATATAAAAATGCCATATGTTGACCTAAATGAGCCATCATTAATGGATATAAAACTTGTTTAGCTTCTGGATTACCACCAAATCTTGGATCCATCATAAATTGTTGGTGTACTGCAATATGAGCAGCATGATCTTGATCTTCAAAAACTTTAATTGGCTTACCATTTAATAATGCCATATTTTCAGATACTGGATCTCGTCTAGGAGTTTCTTCATCTTCTATAAGTAGATCATTATATTCAGGAATATTTAAAGCTTGTAAAAATCTTCTGTAAGCTTCTTTAGTATCAATTATATTTGGTGCTTGTTGAGCTAATTGTAAACCAGTTTGAGCTAAAGCTATTCTTTGAGCTTGTGAAAAAATATTAGGATCACTTACTGGAACAACATCTACAGCATCATCAAAATCTTTTCTTCTAATAGTTTTTCTTTCTCCTATTACATCATATGGATATTCATCATCTAAATATTCTCCATTTAATTCGTAAATTAATTTAAATTCTCTACCTTGAGCTTGGTGTAGTCTTTTATGAATAGCAGAGAAAACTTTACTACCTTGTTCAATAAGAGCAATAGTTGTACCAACAGGACCAGATCCAGCAGATTGACCTACCATGGCGTCTGCTATACTTGCAAAACGTCTACCAGATTCTGTTAATACTCCTAATAATTGTAATAAGGTAGGCGATGGCTCTTTGAAAGGAAGAGGGATAAAACTCTTTCGAAGGTCATCGCCATAGGCTTCAACATCAACCCATTCTCCAGGGGAAACGGTAATATCGCCGCCTTCAATTCTTGCACCTTTAGCTTTAAAACCACCATTTAAATTAGCAAAAGCGGCTGAATCTAATAAAGCTCTTAAAGCACCAGTGCTTGCATGTTGAAGACCGCCAATGGATTGAATTAAACCAGAACCATAGAAGCCTAAACCAGGTAAATATTTATAATGAATAAAATAAGTTCTTTTTCTTTTTAATGGATCATCTTCTTTCCAATTTCTTCTTATAGCTAAAACTTGATTTGAATCATAATCTACTGTAACAATATATGGTAGAGCTAATCCCGATTTTTCTTCTCCTAAATCTAAATCAGCATGTATTTCTAATACAGTATGCATTTTATCTGCCATTGAAGGAGACATACCTTCTAATCTTTGTAAAGTTTGTTGTACAACATCATCTTGACCAGTAGAATTAGAATTTTTTGAAATTGGTATATCTCTATAAAAACCTTCTATTTGTTTTCTTCTAATTTCATTTGTAGTTTGTTTCATTACCTGAGTATATCTTTCTGCTGTTTCTATATCTGTATTTTCCATAGAAATTACAAATTGATCTGCAGGGACAAACTTTGAACAAATTCTATCTAAAGAATTATCAAAATATATTTTTTTAAAAGCAGAACCAGCTAAAGCTAAATAATATAACAATTGGTCTAACTCATTGAAGTAATCAGTAATTTGATTTGTTACTTGATAATTCATAAAGTCCTGTACTCTTTGAGCTTGCTCTACTTTTTTATCAGTTTGTTTTCCAATTATTTGTGTTTTAACAGGTCCGCCTGATGGAAACATTTCAGTAATAGCTCTAGCTTGAAATTGGGTTGCTGCTTCAGACATTAATGGATGATGAACACCTGAAGCTCCCGGGAATGGATCTTGTCTATCTTCTACGACAATACCTAACATTTTTAATCCTTTAGAATATTGATCTTCCCAATCTTTTCTAGAAGATTTATCATCTTCGTATTGTCTAATTAAATCTTTACCAATGGACATTACTTCTTGAGGAGACATTTCTTCTGCCATATTTGCATAATGATTTGACTCAAAAGCTTCTTCTTCTTTTTCAGTTTCCTCTTGATCTATATCTACACGAACCTTTTGTCCATCTTCGTTTGTGTATTCTAATTTTTTCTTATCTAGTTCTACTTCTAATGCCATTATGCTGTTCTCTTTTTAGGTTTCTTTTTTCTTCCGTCTGCTCTTCTGTTTTTATCTTTTTTACCTTTTAAAATATCTCTATCTACTTTAGCAGCTTTACCGCCAGTAAGAGCTGAATTAACTCTAGCCATAGCCCATGCTTGTGGACTAACTCCTTTTCTATGACCGCTTGTTCTGTATGCTGCTAGTCCTCTATTATAAATTTGTCTTATTTTAGAAGCTGATACTCCAGTTTTTTTTGCTTTATTTTTAATTGCTGTTGCTGTTGCTTTAGCCATACATTCTCCTAAATTTTTTATTATGTTTACTTTCTTTTTTTGACCCTACAAATTTACCACCTTTTTTATCTCCTGGTAAAACTCCTGAACCTTTATTATCTTTGTTTAATCTTTTAAGAGCAGCTTTTCTTTTAGCTCTTAATTTACCTGACGTACCAGCTAAATATTGTTTTTTAACTTTTTTCTTATTTGGTTTAGTCATAGTTTTTTTAAAAGAAGGTCTTGCTATCACTTAGGAAAACCTTTCCTCATATTTTTGTAAGCTTTTTTAGATATTGTTGATTTCGATTTTGGTCTACTTTTACCAGCTTTACGTCTGGCATTTATATTTGCATAAAGTCCCTTTTTCATAGTTTCATAATACCTCCTGGTTCATACCATACTTTCCTAAGTAAGATATAAAACAAAAATGTAAATTATTCTACTATTATTTTATTCGAGGATAAGAGCTTTTATAGATTTTCTGCCTTGATATATCTCTGTCTTAGCTTTACCTTTATAACATTTATAAGATATAGATTCACTGTATTCTCTTTCTGCATGTCGTTTACCACGAAGGCATTCAGCCATATTTTCTTGAATTAAATGTTCCTTAATTTCACCATTTACAAACATTAATAAAGCAAATACACTTTCAATCATATTATTTTACCTTTATTTTCGCCTTCTTTAACAACATATTTTTGCGTTCCATTTTTACCGATTTCAACTTCTTTTTTTAAATCTTTAGCCATACGAAATTCTTTCATTTCTTTATTAATTTTATTAATATGATCTAATACTTTTTTAGTGACTCGTCCCATTGCCATTGGTATATTTCATCTCCCTATTTGCGTCTTTTAATTTTTCAATATCTTCAAGAGCTTTAGATAATTGACTATCTATAAATTCTATTTTAATTTTATTACTCATGTTCATTTCTTGATTTTTTTGTAAACTTTCAACTTGTTTATATAAATCCTCAATTAACATAAATTGTTCTGAATCAGCTGGTAATGCGCCTAATTGTCCTCTTGGCCATTTTATTCTAAAATCTGTGTTTTCAGATAAATCTTTTTCCATTAACTGAATACGAGTATCAGCAATATTAAGACGTTCAACTATTTGAAAATAACCCATTGTTCCTAAAGCTACAATAATTATTAAAGACGCAACCGTCTTCATTGGCATTTGTACTGCTGCCTCTTCTGATATGTTTAAAGGTTTAGGCATTTATTTTTTTCTTTTTCTAATTTTAACTCTAGTATGCCAACACCATTCTACTAACTTAATTACATAAGTTTCTACTTTAGAAACTATTTTGTCTATCATACCAAAAAAATTATACATAAATTTATCTAGCATTTCCATCTTCTCCTTGCTTGACGTATTCTTGAATTAGGATCATTTCTAGTTTTTGCAGAGCTTCTTTTTAATTGTCCTAATGATCTTGCACAATATGATTTTCTTCTTTTAGCTGCTTTACTTCCAGGTTTTACTTTACCTGTTACAGCCATAGATAATTTAGAACCAGGATTAGCTCGTCTGTAAGCTCTTATTCCAGCTCTAGTCATACCCGCACCTTTTTTAGTAGGTCTATAATATTTTTTCTTACGAGGAATATCTCCAGTTCTTTTTCTAGGTCTTATTCTAGTACGAGCCATTATCTACCCTGCCTATTATATTTTTTATAACTTCTTTTCTCATTTTTGTTCAAAGTTTTTTTGTGCCTACGTGGCCTTTTCTTAGGCTTAGGTCTTGGAACAAAGTGAGTAAATTTTTGTTTAGCCACTAATCTTTTTTCTTACCAGGTCCTAAATTAATTGGAATAACTTTAGCTTTAGTTTTCTTAATTAAATTAGCTGCACCTGGATAATCTTTAGCTTTACCTTTATATAATAGTCCGCCTTTAGGTTTATAATCAGAAAGTTTATCTTTATCAGAAACATCAGCCATCATCATTTCTCTATCTTTTGATTTACCTTCTTCGTAACCATCATCGTCAAAAACTTTGGCTTTTCCAACATCTTCAAAGTCTACATCTAAAATATCTTTAGTTACATCTTCTCTTGTTTTTTTCATTTTCTTTTTTTCCTTTTTTTACCTTTTTTAATTACACCTCTTGCAATTAAAATATCTTTCTTAGTTACTTTGCCATCGCCTGACATATCAGGAAACTTTCCTCTTTTTCTTTTTTTCTTCTTCATCATCTTGCCAGTGATTTTAGAGTTTTGCATTCTTCCTTCTCCTGATCCTGCGCCTGCTGTCATTTTCATATCTATCCTTTTAACTTTTTAATTGCAGCTTGATTATCCTTAGCATATGTATTTGTACCAGCTTCTTTATCAGTAGATTTATCTGCATTTTTATTAAAAATTTTCATTAAATCTTTAATAACTATATTCTCATGTTGTTTTGGTCCATCAGTCATATCTTTTTCTTTTTTAGGCATTATGATATCTCCACTTCTATTTTCATAGCTTTCATCATCTTCATTCTTTCAGCTTTGTCGTGTTCAACTTCTTTTACGATTTCATCTCCAGGATTTTGCATTGCTTTCTTTAACATTGCAGCATCTTCTTTAGCACCTGGAAATTTTTCGTAAAATCTTTTATTAGCAGCATTAACATCTTCGACACTAAAACTTTTAACGCCAAGTCTAGGTTGCTTGCCTGTTTTTTTAAATGGATTTGCCATTATTTGTCTCCTTTTAATATTTTTACATCTTTAT